GTGATCCAACGTTTTTTTGCAAAGGAAGCTGTATAGCTACACCTTCTACTGGATATTGGCTTGGAGTTTGTTCTACTACTTATGCTTGTTTGTATTTGAAAAGAATATAACAAGGAGGTTATAAATGCCTTGGGTTTGGGTTGAAAATGGAAATATATTTGTAGCTTATTCACAAGAAGTTGTTCCTCAAGGTGCAATTGAGGTGCCTGATGGGATTTTGCCCCAGGATTTAGTTATTGATAATGGAGTTTTACGACTTAAGACATTTGAAGAAAAGCTGAATGATTTAAAACAAGAAAAACTGAATCAGCTTAAATTTTATGTAGCAAGCTTACTTTCTCAAACCGATTGGGTAATAATTAAGCTTCAATCTATGAAAGAAGAAAGCTGGTCTGATAATGAAATACAAGTTGAAGTTCAAAAGTATCAGCCAATTTTAGAAAAAAGAAAGAGAATAAGAGAGTGGAATGAACAGACAGAACAAGCTATACAAAATGCAAAAACAATTGAAGAATTGGAGGCGATAAAGATTGAGTTTGAAGGATAGAATTTTAAAAATTTGGAATAGTAAGTTAAATCCTCTTGGCAATTATGATGACCCTGTTCCACCTGATTGGTGTTTTGAGAAGTATGGAGTTTTTGCTTGGTTTTATTGGTTTTTTGTGAGAAATCCTTTGCATAATTTTTCAGCTTATTGGCTTGGGACAAGGAATTATTCTTCAGTTTGGAAAGTATGGCACCCAGAAAGAAAGTGGAATTTGATTTTGCCGTTTTTTAGTTATAAAGGGAAGAGAATAGAGTTTTATATAGGATGGAGACCAAAGACACTTGAGGATGGGAATATGGTTCAGATGTTTGGTTTTGCATTGAGGAGAAGAAAAGATGCCTAAACAACTGGAAGATTGCGTGAAGAAGGTAAGGCGAAAGGGTTATACAAAATCTGAGGCTTATGCGATATGTTCTAAGGCAACAGGTTGGGTTCGTGGTAAGGGTGGGAAGTGGGTTAATAAAAAGAAAAGGAGGAAGAAGTGAACCCAGAGACAGTAACTTATTTATTGATTGCTGGGTGTGTTGGTATATTATTTAAGATAGTTTGGGATTGGTTGATTGGGTTGAAAAGTCCAAATGGGGTAAAAGAAGTTTGTAAGCAAAGGATGGATATGTTTGATGATGAAATATGTAGGTTGTATGAACGATTAGAAAGGATTGAAGAGAAATTAGAAATAACATTAGACAAAATTAACAAAAAGATAGATGAGAAACTTGAACTGTTAATTAAGATGTTAACTCAAGAACGTTCTTAGGAGGGTATCTATGAATAAGTATTTACAGCAATTTGGTTGGCATTGGGTGATAATAGTTTTAGGTTTGGTATTTTTTATAACAGGGTTGATTGGTTTATTTTATGAGCCGTTTCAGTTTGTGTTTAAGAAGATATTTCTTTTATCTTTGTGGTATGTGTTTGCTTATTTAATAAGGTTAACAAGAATAGGTCATATAGATTGGGGGAGCGATGAATGGGCTAAGAGGATATACTATATTGCTATTTTGCTTGGTAGTTCTTGGATTGTGGCAAACGGCTAAAGCCTCTGAATGTAATAAGTTGGTGCCAAAAGTGAGACAGGCATCGGAGTTTATATTAGGCTTAGATTATCCTTATTGGTATAATGTGGGGCAGATAGAAGCGGAGTCTAATTGCATATGGCGAACTTCTCTTGATGGCTTGGGTTCAGTAGGATACGCACAACTGACAGAAAGATTTTTGCCTTGGTTGAACAAGAAGTTTCCAAACTGGAAGGTTAAGGGGCATATAGACCATTTCATGGCTCAGGCGTATTTGATTAAGCAGTTGATTGGACAGGTAAAGTGTAAAAAGCTTTGGTGTGTTTATCAGTGTTATAATCGGTCATGTTGGAAGGTGAATAGAGAAGCGGAGCAAGCAGGTTGTGTGTGGGATAGGGCATTTGAGTTATGCAATAAGAAGTTTGTAGAGAATATTTGTGTTTGGAGGCGAGCTGGTCAATGTTTGCAGTGGCGGACAAATTGCGATATAAATTATCAGTATGGGTATAAAGTTTGGAAGAATGGAATAAAATATAGAAGCGGAGTTATTGAGCGTGCTCACAGTTATTGGTAAACGGTTGTTTTGGGTTTTATTGGTAACGGTTTTATTCATCATTATTTTAGGATTGATTATGTATATGAAAAAGCAAGAGAATATTTTCACCCAAGCAATCAAACAACAGGAACAGATGATTAAGCAAAAAGAAGAGCAAATACAGCAATTACAAGAGCAATTGGAAGCTTTACGGAAGGAGCAAATGATAAGGGAAAAAAGGATAACAACGCTAAAAAAGCAAAGGGAGCAAATACAGAAACCAAAGATAACTGAAGAGGTAATAAAAGCTTTTAAAGAGCTTGGTTATGATGCGGTTGTTAAGTAGTTTGTTAGTGTGTTTATTTTTAGCAAGTCAAGTTTATGCAGTTGATATTTGTTTCCCTGAGGAGCAAGCTAAGCAGGTAGTAGTTGAGTTGAAGCAAAAGAGGGTTTTAGAGCAAGAGGTTCAAGAATATGCAGGATTAGTTGAGAATTTAAAGAAGCAGAATGAAATTTTGAAAGAGCAAAATCAGTTATTGAAAGAGCAGGTAGAGCTTTATAAAAATCAGAAGCAACTATACGATACCGCACTAAAAGAGTGCGAAAAGAAACAAAAACTTAGTTGGATTGAAAACGGTAAGTATTTAGGGATTGGTATCTTGTTTGGCATATTAATTGGGGTGTTCATGTAAATGTTTATTATAGCACCGTTAAAAGAAGCGACTAATTTAATCAATGGAGCATATAGTGGACTAATTAGTAAAGTTCTTCCTACACATGTTTATCAGCATGGATATTTGATTTACAACATTAATGGGTCAGCGACTATAACAGTGAAAGTATCAACGGACAATGTAAACTGGTTGCAAGTTTATTCACAAACGCTTAATGATGTATCAGGTTCACAAACCATAGAATTAATAGGGCTATTTGTTAAGATAGAGATTGATGCTAATGTAAGTGCAGGAAGTTTTGTATCATTTGTTAGATCATCAATTTAAGTCAAGAATTTCAAGCATTTTTTGGAAGTTTTCGTAGTTTTCTTTTAAGGTATCGTATCCGATTGTTAGGTCTGGGGCTATGATTGTTTCTTCAATTTTTTTGACTTGTTCTTCAAGTTCTTCGTAATCAACTAAATAATTTGAATATAGCACGATACAACCGATTGTAGAATAACCTTTGATAGCGTAGAATGTAAGATCTTTTTGCACCTTGGGTTTATAATAAGTTTGTAGAGCAATGAAGTTTTCAAAGATGTATCTATCCTTAAAAGTAATTGGCACGAAAGCTTGTTCAGCTAAAGGTAAGGATATTGGTATAACATATATGTATTCAGCTTTTGGGATAAGTGGGATATTGTTTCGGATAGCTTGATAGATGTTTGAATAGAATTTCAAATAAGCAGTGCCTAAAGGTAGGGCAAGTCTCATGCAAATATCAATTAAGTAAGGTTCAGTTTCTCCTTTGACTTTGATTTCTTCGGTTGAGAAGAAACCTATATATTTCATTTGCTGTAAGAGAGTATCACACATTCTAAGGTTGAGAGCCCATGGTTTCATTAACACATCTTCTTTTCTTTTGATAACCTTAGCGATGTAAGATTTTTTACTTTGTTCAATTCCTATAGTAAAGGGTGGTTCAATACCATTACCAAGACACATACAATCAATTCCGTATTCAATTTCAATATCAGATAAAATTTCTTCTTGGTAGTAATCGATATCTTTAGCGAATTGTCCAGCTGTTTGGATGAGTTTCTGTTTATAAAATTCAAGTTCGTATTGGTTTCTAATGATTGCACTTTCAAAAGAATTCCTATAGATTGGGTCAACTTTGGTAATTGCAGGAAAATTTAAATGTTCAAAACTTACTACACGATAACGGGGAACTTTAGGCATTAATTGTTTTTGGAATAAACGGTTATTTTCAAGCCGAGCTTCTACTCCAGCTCCAAATACATCAATTTTTAATTGCTTAAACAATTCAATAAGGAAACCAAAGTAGCAATCAAGCGTTATGACTTTATCAATCTTGCTAAAAATTTCTGGTGGTAAATCAGTTAGTATTTTGACATTGTGAATATTTCTACCAAACGCAAGGTCTTCCATATCTGGGAATGCACTAATAAAATCAGCAAATAAATAAACCTCTTCATGCTTGGCGAATTCTTCAATATATCCACAATCCATTCCAGTTGTTAACCACAATACAGCCATTATGCTACCCCTTCATAAAAGAATTTAACCCCTTGCTTATAATCTTCAATCAATAAATCTGCATATGGAGTTAATTCATCTTGAATGATACCAAATTTGCGTAAAAGATTGATAATATAATTATACTCGAAATAATTCAACCGACCAAAGCCAAGGTAGTATGTTTTATTGCCATCTCGGAGTTTGAACGATAGGCAGAAGGGTTTATGTGGGTCTTGTAATATTTCTAATCGATGTTTATTATCTCGGATGAATTCAGCAATTGCTAAAAGGTAATCTTCATTATCGGATCGTAGAATTATCACATCTCCTTCCTTTATACCAATAATCATGTTTTTGTATTTAAGAAGAGCTCGTTTTTGCTTAATATTATGAAAATCGGATGTCTCAATTAATTCAGGTATTGTTGTAGCGGGAATGATTTTTTTATCCATCTTTTTAATAATATACTTGTTTTTGCGAGAAGTCAAGTTATAATTTAATTCAAAATGCTACAATTAGCACTTTCACCAATTCAGGAAAATATCTGGGAATTATTTTTCAATTCAAATTATCGATGGATTGTATCGGTTGGTGGTAAAGGTTCTGGTAAGACACAGCTTGCTATTTTTATTCTGTATGAATTATTGACCAATGAAAAGTATCGTGGGTCTCGTATTCTTATTGCTCGTGAAAGTTTGAGAGATTTGAGGAATACTTTAGTTGCAGGTCTTGAGCGATTGTTAGCAGAAAATCCATATTTGAAGTCTTTTATCACAACGAATTTAAATTTGCAAGTAATAAGGAATGAGGTAACGGATGTAGAAATTTACTATTTATCTCTCAATGAAAAGAATGCTCAATATAAGTCCGTGCTGTCTTATGAATTTAATGTGATAATTATTGATGAAGTTGATAGGATAAGTAGGGAAGCATTTGTTGAAGTAAGTGAGCGTTATAGGTTAGTGCATGATTTTTCAAAAGGTATGTTAATACTTAATCCATGTTCGCAGGAGCATTGGTTATATAAAGAATTTGCTGAGAAGAACCGTGAAGATACTTATATTATTCGGTCATCTACTTATGACAATTATTTGATAACTCGAGTTAGCAAGAAAGATTGGGAAGAGATGATACCATATAGTTATGGTGGGAAAGAGTATTTTGTAAGCAATAACATTAGATATGAGAAGCTTTATGAGATAGGGGATATGGTGATTGCTAAGAGGTTTAATGTGTCTCATTCTTTCATAACTGAGATGGAAATGAAGCCATTAGGTTATAGAAAGATTATGCTTGATGGTGAGTGGGGAGCATTTGATTATGGTGGTGGTTTATTTGATGATGTGTTTGATGAGCAAAACATTATTACGATTGATAACCGATTGATTGACATAACATTTGATTATACACTTTATTGTGGGGTTGATTTTGGGATTAGACATTCAGCATATGCATTGGTTGGAGTTGATTATTTAGGTAGGATTGTAATTTTAGATGATTATATTTCGGATAACCAACCACTGAAGGTATTTATTGAATACATGTTAGAGCGATTTAAAAAGAAGTATAATATTAAACGACCACAGTTGATAACTTATGTAGGAGATATTGCAGGAAAGAATAGAGAGATATATGATGGGTATGATTTGTTTACTAAGTTGAGAAAAGATTATGGGCTTGTTTTTCGTGGAAATCGTGTAAGAATAGTTGAGAGCATAGCGATGATAAAAGACTTATTAGAGAAAAAGAAGTTATTAGTTAGCGACCAAGCTCATAGGACATTAGAGGGATTTTTAGGAAAGTTTCAAGCTGATCATCATGGTAATTATAAGAAAGATGGATTTTATGAACATTTGCTTGATGCGATAAGATATGTTATAGTAGAGATATACAAACAAAGCAAACCACAGAAGAGTAGATATTTGAAGACACCTACCTATGCATTCCCTACCAGTTATTTTTAAATTGAGCCTACCAAGGAATAAAATATTCCGTATTGAGAAAGATATAAATTCTTTTTTAAAGAAGTTTGTCTTTATTAAAGCATTTAAGTTATATTGTCCTGTGATAAGGGGGTTGCCTGATTTTTTAGTTGTTAAAGCAAAATATAATTTACCAAGTGGATTTTATGAAGTAAAAAATTGGAATAATAGTTT